CCATCCTCAGTGGATAGTCTTGTCCAGCCTGCTCCGCCAACGCCTCGCCCAATGCCACAAGGCTCTGGAAACAACGGACAACTACCGCTTTGAGCAAGGTAAGGTCGTTGAGTTAAGAGCATTTCTTGAGTTAGAGGATTCGGCGAAAGCCGTACTGGAAGCAGCGAATCGAGGAAAGATACACGCTGTTGAACTTTGATCCGATACGCCAATAGGCCCGGAGTGAGAAAAAATGGCAAGTAGGAATGATCCAGCAAAACTGGAAGCTGAAGCGAACGCTCTGATTGAGCAATATCAGAAGGCGCGAGAGGAATCTTTGAAGGGGAAACCCCAAGAAGACACACCTGAAGAACCGCAGCCGGAAGAGGTTCAAGAGGAGACTCCACCTGTCGAGCCGCAGGACACGGAGGCTGAGGTAAAGGCCAAGTCGGACGATGACACAGGTGCGTCGGAGTCTGACGAAAACTGGAAGGCGCAACTTGCCAAGGCGGAAGACCGCTACAAAAACGCGCAGTCCAGAATGACGAAGGCGATCGAGGAAGCCAAGGCCGCTAAACAACTTAGCGATACCCTTGCTAATCGAGTAGCCCTGCTTGAACAAGAGTTGTCTCAGAAGTTAGAGCAGCAAGGCCCAGATCCGGAAGTAGAAGCACTGGAACGCGACTACCCAGATATTGCGAAGCCGCTGCTGAAACAACTTCAGAAGTTACAAAACGAACTCAAGCAGACAGCGCAACTTCATCGGAAGTCAGAGGAAGAGAGAAGTTTGGAAGCGCACGTTGCTACGGTTAAGGCGAAGCATCCTGATTTCGCCGAGATCGCAAGCGACGAAGGCTTCCAAGAATGGCTCGACGGACAAACCGCAACTTGGAAACGGATTGCCAAAGCGGGGACGTCTGAGGAAGTTATCGAGCTTCTCGACCGATATAAGGGCGTTAAGAATTCAGCACCCAAGGTGGACGTAACGTCTGAGGCAAAGAAATTGGCAGAGCCAAAGTTGCCGAAGGCGCGAAATCCAAACGTGAGCGGAAAACGGTTCTGGACTCGCAATGAGATCAACTCTTTGAGTCGCCGAGATTTCGAGCGACTCGAAACGGAGATCGACAAGGCTTGGGCAGAGGGCCGTGTCCGCTAGGGTAAAAATTTATCTTAGAGGTATTTTGAAATGGCTATGAACTTTACGGTCGCCAATGGCGGCTGGGTTGCGAACGGTGCGGCTGGCTTCGTCCCTGATATCTTCTCCAAGAAGTTGCAGGCGAAGTTCTACGCTGCTTCTGTTCTTGAGCAGGTGACGAACAACGATTACGAGGGTGAGATCTCGGGTCAGGGTTCGAAGGTTGTGATCCGTACGGTTCCGGCGATCACCGTCGCGAACTACACCGGCACGATCTCGTATCAGGACGTGACGACCTCGACCATCGAGTTGCTCGTTGACAAGGCCAAGTCGTACGCCTTCAAGGTGGACGATGTGCTGAAGGCCGAGAGCGATATCTCGTTCTGGGACGAGGCTGCGCGTGACGCTTCCGAGCAGATGCGCATTGCTGTCGAGACTGACGTTCTCGGCAACATCGTGGCTGGTGTTCAGGCTGGCAACGTGGTCGATGTGACCACCACGCCGACCGCGTCGAACATCCTCGACCCGATCCTTGAGGCTGCTCGTATCCTCGACGAAGACAACATTCCGGATAGCGACCGCTTCCTCGTTGTCTCGCCGAAGGTGATCGAACTCCTCAAGAAGTCCGATCTGAAGTTCGCGTACCTCACTGGTGACTCGGCTTCGCCGCTCCGCAACGGCAAGGTTGGCATGATCGACCGCTTCACGGTCTATCAGTCGAACCTCCTCGCCGCTGGTTCGGGCGGTGACGCTGGCAAGCGCCTCTGCTTGGCCGGTCACAAGAAGTTCGCTTGCTTCGCTTCGCAGTTCACCAACACTGAGACGGTTCGCCTTGAGTCGTCCTTCGGTGACGGTGTGCGCGGCCTGAAGGTCTACGGCTACAAGGTTGTTCACCCGACCTGTGGCGTGGCCCTCAAGCTGAACGGCATGTAATTGGAGAGGGGGGAGTATGGGAAACCATACTCTCCCCGACCCTTTGGATGGATATGAATAAGGATGAACTTTACGAGTACGCCAAAGCTAACTTTGGTGTGACTCTTGATAGGCGAAAGAAACTTCATGACTTGCAGGCCGAGGTTGATTCCCTCGGCGTACCTCGGGCAAAGATCGAGGATGAGATAGCCCTGCCGGTTAAGAAGTTGAAAAACAAACGTACCGGCGTGATCTGGGACTGGAACCCTGTGTACGCTGACAACCCTGACTTAGAACCGTATTACGAAGGTTAAAACATGGCTACGGTAAAAGTGGTTGAAATCATAGACCGTGCGCAGATCATCCTTCAGGATACGACTGGCACTCGCTGGGCGAAGCAGGAACTTCTGAAGTTCTTCAACGACGCGCAGCGCGAAGTCGTTCTTGTTCGTCCTGACGCGAAGACCGTGAACACGACATTCAACTGTGTGGCCGGGTCTAAGCAGACCCTGCCATCTGCCGCATTGCGACTTCTCGATGTTGTTCGCAATGTAAGCGGCAAGGCGATTCGGCAGATTGATCGCCGAATCATGGACGATCAGCTGCCTGATTGGCACAACACGCCGAGTGCAGGAACCGTGCTGATCGAGCATTACATCTATAACCCGCTTGATCCGAAGACGTTCTATCTCTATCCGAAGCCGACCAACCTCGCTCAGATTGAGATCGTCTACAGTTCGTCGCCGACCACGATTACATCGACTGGCGGCCCGAACGATCTTGCGGACATCGCATCGACCACGATCGATATCGATGACATCTATGCGAACGCGATCCTCGACTACCTGCTCTACCGCGCATATTCGAAGGACTCTGAATACGCTGGCAATGTCGCCCGTGCGCAGGCGCACTTGCAGGCTTTCCAAAACGCCCTTGGGATCAAGACGCAGTCGGACTCGGCTTCGACCCCGCGTCCTCGCATCCCTCCGGGTAGCGGAGCCGCAGCGTGAGATACACCGACTTGGCAAATAGGGTTCTTTTAGAGGTTCCCGGTTGCCCGGTGTTTTCTATTGCCCAGTGCATTAAGGACGCGGCAATCGAGTTCTGCTTGAAGACTGACATTTGGATTCAGCCTCTTGAGGACTCGATCCTTCCTGCAAACACGAACGAAATTGATCTGAGTCCGCCGACTGGCGCGGAGATCAATCACGTTCTTGGGCTGTATCGAAATCGCGGAACCCCGTCCTCTCCAAGTTATGAGAGGTTGTCTCCGGTCACTCCGGTTGACATCATCATGAACTCTGGGCGTGGCCCCGCTCGTTGCTACACGATGAACGACAGCGACACGATTACTGTTGCCCCGACGCCTGAGGTGAGCGAGACGCTTTATGTTCTCTACTCGCTGAAGCCGTCTCAGAGCAGCACATCGATCCCTGACTTCATCGCCAACGAAAACTCAGAGACGCTGATCAAGGGTGCGTTGTACAGGCTTCAGATCCAGCCGGAGAAGGTGTGGTCTGACCCGAACAGGGCGAATATCAACAAGAGCCTTTTCGACAAAGCCCTTGGTCTTGCGATTCGCAAGTCTAAGCATGGTTATGCGGGTGGCCCGTTGACCGTCGCTCCGAGGGAGTTCATATGAGTTACAGCGCAACTATCCCTCTGGTTGAGGGCGATACGCTTCCGGTTCTGTATGTATATCTTAAAGATAGCAATCAGGCTGCGACCGGCCAGATCCTCGATGAGAGTGATCCCTCCACTTGGCAGCCGATTGACCTTACCGGAGCCACGGTTCGCCTGAAGATCCGAGAGGTTGGCTCTACAGCCATTAAGTCCACGCTGACCGGAACGGTCACCGATGCGATCAATGGTCGAGTTGCATTTCAGTGGACTTCTGAGTCATTGAACGCTGCCGGTGTTTATGAGGCTGAGATCGAAATGGAGACCTCCGGCGGGGGTGTTCAGACTGTCTATGACCTTATTAAACTCCGCGTTCGATCTGACTTCTAATGATTCGTGTCGTCCTCGATCTCCCAAAACCTGTATCGGCTGCGCAGTTCCAGAAACTGCGTACTGAGCCGCTACATGCGTATGCGAGGGCGACGACTCAGTATGTCGATCTAAAGGACGTACTAAATTACGCTGAGCTGCGAGGACAGATAACCTACGTCAATGCATACGCATTGTCGCAGTACATCAACCTCAAGGCCGCAAATGTCGAAATCGACCCGACGCCGGTTGACCGATGGGTCAATGACATCCAAGTCGTTGCGGATCAGGTTGCTCTGGTATTCGATAAGGGTCTGTCTGACAGCCTTTCGCAGTTCGATGAAATCGTTCTGGCGAACGAAAAGGTTCTGGATGACTTCTTTTTCCCGTTCGATTTCTATAAGCACGATACCGGGAAAGTTCTTGATGACTTGGTAGACCCTCTTTCTGATGAAACCTCTTTTGCGGTCTTAAAAGGATTCGCAGAACTTCAGGGTTTGTCGGATGCCATCTCAAAGGGTTTCGAAGCCCCGCACTCTGATTCCTTCTCGATGTCTGACTCTTCTAGGCTTGGGGTCGGCAAGGGGCTTGAGGATGAAGCCCCGACTATCGAAGAGATCTTTTTTGACATAGGGTTCAACCTATCCGATTCGCAGTCCTCTTCAGACCACGCCCAAGTCGATACTACAAAGGGATTTGCCGAGTCTGTATTATTAGGGGACTTTATATACTCGTTTTTCTCTACACAGAAAAGCGAGTCGGTTTCCGTAGTAGACGAGTCTTCTATACTTGTTGCGTATTCCCGCCTCTTTGGGGAGACGGAATATGCGATCGATGAGTCCTTGCTTGAGTTCGGAAAGAACGAAAGCGAGACGATGACCGCAGCAGACTCCGGCTTTTTAAGGATG